GCCAGAAAAGGTGCTCTCATATCCAAAGGTAGATATGACCTATAAATGAGAGCGTTTGTATTAATACATTCCGGTTCCTCTTAAAATTAAGCCAAAATTATGCTTCCAGTCCAACTGGAAAGCATACAAAATACTTAATTTCTAGTTGGAACTGACGATAGATAAACTACCGTGACGTGGGCTTTCACGTCGTCCTTGGAATTATACTCATCACGAGATTTGGCTAGTTACTGTGCCAGCTCACATTTGCAATTTAAAGTCTTGCTAGACTGGGGGAATGCCTTCAAGGTACACAACAGGTGCTCCAATGAACATGCCAAGGTTAAAATCCTCGCCAGCAGCACAATATAAATTGTGATTGGCACCATAATTCGAACCTCTATTTGTTTCATACCCATACTTCCAGCAGGGTTTGAAAACAGTGTTCGGACCTGAAGCAAATTCAGTAAGACTTCGTGCTGGTAAGAACCTGCGCGACGAATAAAAAGGCACCTCGAAAGAAGCTATTGGTTCGATGACATGATGGATGAGTTGACCACCCTCTTGAAAGGTAGCTATTTCATCAAATCCAACAAGGTAATCTTGCATTCCCAAATTTGTTGTCTTGTCACGCGAAACCTCGGTGATGTTCAATGGTGAACATCCGGAGAACCGAGTCAAGTAAATAGGACCTCTTATTTCATTACAACAAGCAGCGGAGTTGGTGACTTTCCATCGTATACTACCGCGCCACCCAACGTATCCTGAAGAAATAAAACGCAAAGGAGTTAAAAACCCATATGCGTATTCCTTAGTTTGAACTGTACGTGTAACACGCTCAGTTCCCAAATCGGATTTTCGAGTATAACCTGGTTCAATGGGCATTGCGGGTCGCTGAATAGCTACAGCTCCATTATCAGTACCCGTAGGGGCAATAGAAACATTGACAAGCTCACTCATCGTAAAACGCTTGAGAAGAGTTCTAAAAGATCGAACTGTTTCTCCCATAAACACGTCATTGGTGTGAGAAGTCAAAGAACCTAAATCTGCCATAGTGTTAGACATTGCAGCACCTTGAGCCATGTTCGCCTCACCTGAAGGGACCGCTGAGACAGGTAACTCAGCTGATTGAGGTTCTGCCGTTTCTTCTTCGATGATTTCAGCGACGAGAGCTTCCGGTGTATTGACCAGGCTGTGAGTTAAATACCTCAAACGAGCCATAGGTCTACTAGTAGGACACGCAACCTCAAAATCAGGTCCAGCTCTCATACTAACAACAACATAACAATCATCGACTGAAGCGCTAGGATTCACCAATTCATTCATGACATACACACCAAGGACTCCGTTTCCAGCGGTGTTCAAAGACGAATTGTAAAGTAAAGGGGTATTGTCAAACATAGGTCCAATCCCTGCATAAAAGCAGTTTTCTCTATATGATGACGGTTGACCCCACCCTACAACTACTTCGAAATCTTGAGTTTCTGAAATATCGACTACAGTGTGATAGGCTAAATTATACTCCGGCGTAATCCTTGTAGGATCATTGGCGGAAACTTCAATCTCCGGGTCATACACAATACGCAGACGTCCCTTATGAAGGGCACTACACACTATTTGAAACCGATAGATTATAGAACCACGCCAATATTGAAATGGAGTAGTAGCAAAGCAAGAAGCAGTCATGTTAATTTTGGGTATATCCAAACCTGAAGCACCATAAATCACATATTGTCCAGGATCAACGATACCGTTCCACAAAATTGTTCCAGCAGGAGTTGAGTTGCCAGATGTCCATGTAAATGTATCAATGTAACTCTCAGTTGAAGCGACATGACGTATATCCATCTCATCCTTTGACCCAAGACCAAAAGCCCTAGGATCAACAGTCAACTCCTGCTTTGGATCCAGTGTCAACTTATGTCCGTCGTCATTTCCTCCAGAAACTGCCATGTCGTTTGTAGCCTTAGGAACCATAACACATCGTTCTAATTGCAAAGGTTTACTGAATCCGAACAAAGCAGCTATACCAGATGCAGCAGAAGCCGCCAAAGAAGTTGCTCGAGCATAGGGCCCTATGACAGGCGCAGTGGACAAGCGATCCATCATGGAAGCGAAATTTGTCGCCTTGACAGAAAAAGGTTTGTTAGAATACTCATCTGATTGAGGAGAAATTCCATCAACATTACAAGTTGTAGGGCTAGAAAGGACCACATCAGTGGCCCAAGCCAAAATAGTAATGTTAACGTCAGACAAACCCCCATTTGCATGTCGGAGTGGTGTAACTGCAACAAGGTCCAAATTACCCATCTGATCAAATTCACCAGTAGGCAAATCCAAAGCGTTGTTATACCACAAGAAAGGTAACTCCATATCACCTCCCTGACTAGTTGTGGGATTCAACCAAAGATGTGGTTTCTGAGAATTATTCACCAAGTTCTGTATAGGTTCTGGATTGATACCCTGAGCTCTGCCAACATCATCATCACCTGGTAAAGGTGTATAAAAAATGATGGCTCGCCCATAATGCATCGGAGACCCA